CTGCACTGCGGCGTAGTCCCGCAGCGGGCTGATATCCAGGCCGATCGCCACACCCGAGTCCCGGTCCCGCTGCGACCCCGCATCCGCCAGAGACGCCCACACCCCAGCATCGATCACCGCGTTGCCCTGGCTCTTCCGCGGCCACACCCCGAGGCGCTCCCGCGCGAAGCCGGCGTCACCCATCGAGCGGCGTTCCCGCAGGACCGCCTCCTCCGACAGCCGGTAACCGAGCGCCGGATTCGAAGCCGCCCACAGCTGCCGGTCGTCGAGGTCGATGGCGTCCAAGTGGTCGAGGTCGCCCGCGATGCCCCAGTCCCGCCAGCCGAAGCTGTCGTCGCCGCCAGCCTCCGCCCGCGCGTGCAGCGCGAACATCACCTCGCCGGAGCCGTCGTCGCCATCGAGCGGTGGCGAAGACGTGTAAACGATCTGCGGATTCGGGCGGGCCGACATCGTCGGCATCAGCGCGTCCTGCTGAATCGCGGTATACGCGAACGCCTCGTCGATGAGGTTGCAGTCACCGGAGAACCCGCGGCCCGAACCCTTGGACCGGGCGATGAACTTCACGCGCGCCCCGGTATCGAGACGCTCGAAGCTCTCCTCGCCGTTCGTGTTGATGACCTTGATGTGGACGCCGTCGACGTCGATCAGGTTGTCTGACAGCGGTTCGCCGAGGCCCTTCAGCACCGCTTTGAACCGGCGGAAGCCCTCCATGGCGGTCTTGTACTCGTGAGCGCTCCACATGATCAGCCGCTCGTCGAGCAAGAAGAGGCCCGCCAACGCGCGGGCTTCGAGGATCGCGCCCTTGCCGTTCTGCCTCGCGACGATCTCTCCGTACTCGAAGCACGACCACTTGCCGTCCTCGCGCACGCTGAGCATCAGCTCGATCGAATCCGCCTGCCACGGATCCAGCACCAGGCCGGCCCGCTTCGCAAGTTCCACCGCCTCCTCGCCCAGCGAGAATGCCGACGGCGGAACGCACTCAACCCGAGGCTTGGCCGCGCCTCTTAGCGATGCGCGCCGAGAGATCCGAGACACCCGCACCCCCCGCCTTCGGCACCGCAGCCGGCACCGAACCCTTCGACGCCTGCCGAATCTCCGCCACAAGCCCCCGAAGAGCGGTCTGCTGCTGCCGGGCTTCCGCGAGAAGCGGCCCGATTGCCGGAGATTCACCCTCGTCGTCACCGTCATCCGCCTTGACCGGCGAACAGGCGCGCTGGAGAATGGAGTTGAGCCAATCGAGCCGGTCAGCGGTACGGCAGGCCTCCTCCAGAAGCACCAAGTGCGCCGGAGTCAGAGAGCCAGAGGCCGTCTCATCCCGCCAGAGCCGAGCACCGCGGGAATTTAGGTCCGGCGGAGCACCTTCCATGATCATCTCCCCCTGTGATTTTTTCGCGGGGGGAGAGGTCTTTCAGGTGTGGGCGGGGTCAAAGCAAGATCAACCTAAAAAAACGATCTTGATCCACGCCTGCACGTTTCCGCAGGTCAGAGGCTTATGACCCGCTCAATTCGGATTTTTCGGCCACCCTTCGACAGCCTGGCTATCGTGTCGTGCTCTGACCACCAGCCCGCAGAGCGCAGAGCGTCCGCCCTGGCCTGCGATCCCCGCGTCGTGTTGCATGCCGGGCATGAAGGCACCAGGTTGTCAGGGCTGTTGTCGTCGCCGAGTCCGTTCAGGTGGTCGACGTTCAGGCAGTCCGCGTCGCCTCGCGTTGCTTCCCATCGGACCGCAACGCCGCACCAATGACACCGATGAACGCCCGCGCCGATCTTGTCGTAGAGCTCAGCTCGATGGACGTACACCTTGCCGTTGGCCATGGCCAGCGGGTGCCCTGGTCGGTACGCACTGCGATAGCGACGCCCCTTGCTTGCTGTGACGCCGGCCTTGTGCGCCGTCTTGTGGGCATCACCGTGCCGGTACTGACGGTGGTAGTGCATGGCACAGAGCGCTGCTGTGGCGCTCCGGGTGGGCTTGGTGCAGCCATCCACGGTGCATGCAGGGTGAGGCATGGGGCTCTCCTGGGAATGCGGAAGCCCCGAGCCAGGAGACTCGGGGCTTCCTGCCTGCGGTAGCTGGCCGCAGGGTGTCTATGGGGGGTGGGCTGTCAGAGCCCTGACGCCTGGACCGTGAAGCGTGGCTTCGGTCTGGCGCGCATCTTGTTGGACTTGCGGGTATTGCATCGGCGGTGACTGAGGCGGCAGTTGGCCCGGTCGAGTGGGTCGCCGCCCTGCCATAGCTCGACAACGTGGTCGACGGTGCGGCTCATGGGGTGCGTGCGCGGCAGGTCTTGGTCGACGTAGTGGTTGCACCACCAGCAGTGCGTCTCTTCACTGAAGACCTGGGCGCGCAGCTTGTTCCAGGCGGTCCCGGCGCGGCCCTTGCTGTACGCCATGCCGCCCCCTGCTCACTGCTGCACGGTGCCACCCAGCGCTTTGGCCACCCTCGGCGCCAGGCGCTTGCTGTCCGCCCTGGCTGCTGTGCTGGTGGTGGGGAGGCTGACTGCCCACGTATCACCGGTGACAGCGATACCGCCCATGCCCTGCGAGATACCCGTCCAGGCGTCCAGGGCTTTGGCGTTGGGGAACAGGTTGATCCCGCTGTCCCCCACCGCAGGCTGGCCAGCCTTGTCGGAGACGGTGAAGTCGTAGGTGCTGCCGCCCACCTCGCTGATGTACGTGTCGTCGCTGCTCTTGTGCAGCATGGACACGGTGAGGCCGTGGGCGTCGAGCGTGTCGGCGATCTTCTGTGCGCTGCTGTAGTGGTGCGCGGCGGGCTTGCTGTCGCTGCATGCGGTTGTTGCGGCCGTGATGAGCAGGGCTGCGCAGGCGGCTCTTCGAAGGTGCATGGATCCCCCAGGGCTGGTGTGCCGAGGGGCATCATCCGTCGGTTGACGGGTTGCGGTCTAGGGCTGGGTCGGTGCCGTCGTCGCCGTCGGCAAGGCGTTCAGGCTGGCGGCAGATGTCCCAGTCGCAGGGGGTGTATGGCTCGGTGTGCCAGCACTGCACCGGCGGGTCGTCCAGGTCGTCATCTGGAGCCTCGTAGCGGGAAGCCACAGCTACCTCTGCAATGCGTGCACTGTGGTGGGCAGCAGCCAGAGCGCGAGCCCCGCGTAGGCAATGCCGTCACGGGGGGCGGTGGCGGGGAGCAGGGCGGCTAGCGCAAGGAGCACGAAGCCGACCGTGTAGCAGAACACTTCCAGCATGGGCACCTCCGGAGTGAAGCCCCGCCGCCCTACGGGGGCGTTGGACGACGGGGCGTCGGGACGGCATGAGCGGACCGCCCCGGTCTCAGGCGGCCTTGGGCGCTCGCTGCGGCATGGGCCGGTAGCGCTCGGCCTGCTGCTGTATCTCGGGCAGGGCGTACATGGTCTTGTACTCGTGGCCTTGCCCGGAGTACTGGCCGTCGCCTGCGTACCGCCGGATCTTGCCGCGTCGCGCCCACTGGCGAATGACGGGGCCAGGTACGCCGGTTGCCTCGGTCGCTTCATGCTCGAAGACGAGGTCGTCGGGGTACAGCTCGGCCGGTCGCATCACACCCCCGACATGCAGAAAGCCCCCGGCCGGAAGCTGGGGGCTGTAGTAGCTGCGGACACAGGAGTATCCGGATGTGGGCACTGTGACATACAGGCGGTGACCTGCGCAAGCGCAGATTCGTTGGGTGATTGGATGATTACGCGGCGGCCCGTTCGGCGATGGGCAGTTCGAGGACGTCGCCTCGCGCGTACTGGGTGCCGCAACCACGACATCGCGCGCCCGGCGTAGACACGGTGACTCGCAGCACCGTCCCGCACGGGCAAACCACGGATACGCGCCGCTCGGCCCGCTCTCCGGTTATCTGGCGTTCGCACTGGCGGACCAGGCTGGCGACCTCCCGGGCGAAGTCGCCGAAGGCGGGGTGTTCGGTGGCCGCCCATTCGAGGTTGACGCGCAAGGCCCTGGCCACGTGGTCGAGTTGCTGCTGGAGGTCGCCCTGCCAGCGCGGATGGGGCCAGCCGAGGAGTTCGTGCCAGTCGACCTGCCAGTCCTGCAGCACGGTGACGACGCCGCCGCGGGCCATAAGGCTGAGCGGCTCCAGCCGGAGCGGCAGAGGTGCGGTGCGGGAGACGGACACGACCTGACCATCGCCGCCACGGCCAGGAACGAGCCGGGTGGCGAGCTGGCCGTACAGCCCATCGGGGCCGGGCAGTTGGCGGAGCGCTTGGTCGACACGTTCCTGGCAGAGGCGGCAGGCGCGACGGCCGAGTTCGTCGTGGCGGAGATCCCGTCCGCAGGGGTCGCAGGTCGGCCAGATGTAGCCGTCGTCGATGGGGGCGTGGTCGTGCATGGTGCGGCTCCTCGGCGGTGGTACGGGAAGCGTGGCCATTCCTGAGCCAATTGTGGCACTGAGGGTTGACACGATGGTCCGATGGCACAGTCGGGTGCCCTTCCCGCATTCCGCCCCGTCTCCCCCGCCACCCCGGGCACACTGCGGGTATGGCGATCCGGGTGGGTGTGCAGGCGGACAGCGAGGACGAGTGCGCGGAAGGCTTGGCGCAGCTGGTCGACGCCGGGTTCGTACCGGTGATGCTGCCCCGGTTCCTCACAGACGGCCGGTGGATGGCCCGCGCCGTCCCCGCCCGCACGACGAAGGCCCCGGCCGGGGAACCCACTGCATGACGAAGGCCCCGCCCGGGTGTCCGGGCGGGGCCTCGCCATGCGCCCGGCCTACGACCCCTGAGCCGTGACGTCGGTGATCTCCACGGATACCTTCGTGCTCGCCGAAGCGGTACTGATCACAGACGGCGTGTAGTTCAGACTCGTCCGATCCGTCAACTCGGCTGTCTCGATGACCGGGCCAGACTGGTCGCCGTGGATCTCGTAGGTGATCTCGTACACCGCGGCCGGATCGACGCTCTCGCTGTCGACCGCAAGGGTCAGGTCCGGCTCGACGGTCACGTTGCATCCCGCGGACCCGAAGCACTGTCGCGACTTGGTCTTCAGCTCGATCGTGAAGCTGTCCGCGTCGAGTTCGGTGTACGTCGGCCCTGCGTCTGTGGCGGCGTCGGTCACTTCTGTGTCCGGGGTGCTCGACGCGGCTGCGGTCGTGGCCGGCTTGCTGTCGCCGTCTCCGGATTGCACGACGACGATTCCGGTGGTGACGACTGCGGCGATGACGGCAGCTGCTGCACCGATGATGATCGCGTTGGTGCGGTTCTTCTTCGGCGTAGTCGGCGGGCCGGGCGGCAGGGGTGCGTGGTCGGGCATGGGTGGTTGCGGAGTCTCGAAAGTCATGGTCCCCCCAGGACTGTGATGGGTCGGCAGGCTATCGATGGTTGATGCGATTGGTGCCCGGCTTGCCGAATGTTCCACCGGTTCGAGCAGGACGCCCCCGACCGGATCGGCCGGGGGCACGGTCGTGCGGCAGGCTAGATGTCCTTCGCGAGGTGCTTGAGCCCCTTGGGCAGCCGCTTCCCGGTGTCGATGACCGCCCGGTTGAGGCGCTGGTACTCGGCGGTCTCGTGGGTGATCCCGGCGGCTGCCTCGCGGGCCGCGTTGGCGTACAGGTCGGCTTGGGCACGCCGGAACGCGGCGAGGAGCTCATTCTCCTCGGCGTCGACACGGAGCTGTTCGGGGGTGGGCTTGGGCATGGTGGTTCCCTTCTTTGCGGGTTGATTGGGTGGCGGTCAGCCGGTGCCGATGGCGTTGCCGGGGGCCATGCGGATGATCCCGTCGGGTTCGTCGAGCGCCAGCCAGTCGTGATGCGGCTGGCACCAGTACAGGCCCTTGACTTTCCGTTCGCCGCAGTAGGAGTGCGTGCCGGGGAACTGATAGCCGCAGATCTGACTGCCGCGACTGGGTTCGCTGCCGCGGATGACGTTCTTCGGTTTCCCGTCGGGCTGCGCGGGGTCGTAGATGTCCATGGTCAGCTCCACTCCCAGTTCTGGCCGGCGCGGGCTGCGCGCCGGGCGGCGTCGTCGAGGTGGATCGCGAGGTCCCCCCAGCCGGGTTCCATGGCGCGGCTGACGGCGGCCTTGTGGAGGAGGTCGCCGATACGTCCGGCTTCGGCGGGCGGCGTGTGCACCGGGGCGTAGAGGCGGCCGTCGAAGAGGTGGGCGAGCTCCCGCCATTCGCTGCTGGTGAGGGCGTGGGCGAGTTGCTGGCCGAGATTGGCGATGGTGGTGGCG